CAGCCGAACAGTTATTATGTATCATGTGACTATGGTACTCAAAATGCTACAGTTTTCCTGTTGTGGGGAAAAGGTTTTGATGACATTTGGTATTGCATTAAAGAGTACTATTATTCAGGAAGAGACAGCGACATACAAAAAACTGATACAGAGTATGCAGATGACTTAGAAGGATGGCTTAACGGTATCAAACTACAAAGAATTGTTGTGGATCCATCTGCTGCATCTTTTATTGCAGAGTTAAAGAAGAGAGGATACAGAGTGAAAAAGGCTGTTAATAATGTGCTTGATGGGATAAGGTTCTTTGCTTCGCTATTACAAGAGCCAAAGGTAAAGATTAGTACGGAATGTGAAATGACTTTAAAAGAGTTTTCGTCCTATGTTTGGGATGAAAAAGTGGCAGATAGGGGCGAAGATAAACCTGTAAAGGTATTTGACCATGCAATGGATGCAGTAAGATACTTTGGTTATACGATTATTAGAAGGCCTTCAGGCTTATCTATCATGAAATGAGGGAATTGATTGTGGAATTAGAAATTGTAAAAAAACTAATACTTTCATATGCAGATGTTCATGCAAAGTATCAAGCTGAGGCTTTAAGGGCTGAGAGGTACTACAAAAATGAAACCGATATTTTGTCTGAACCTAAGAAGAAGCAGGAAAGAGTCGAAAAAGATAGGAATGGAGAACTTGTTACAAGAGATATAGAGCAACCTATGAGGAATGCGGATAATCGTATTCCTTTTAATTTTCACGGATTGTTGGTTAACCAAAAGGCATCCTATATATTTACTGAACCGCCTGTTTTTGATATCGGAGCAGACAGCTCTAATAAGGCCTTAAGTGCCTTTTTGAGTGATAAATACCCAAAAGTGTGTAAAGACTTGTGCATTGAGGCTTCTAACAAGAAAACAGGATGGATACATGTATGGAAGTCTGCAGATGATGGAAATTACAGGTATGCTGTAGTGCCTTCAGAGCAAATACAGCCGATTTGGTCCAAGTCATTAGACAGAAAACTACTTGGAGTATTAAGGGTTTATCATGAAATAGATGATGACGGTAATGAGTTCGATGTTTACGAGTTGTGGAACGATAAAGAATGTGCAGCATACAGAGTTCTTGCAGGAGGAACGGTAAAGGATAACTTAGAGACATACCCTAAGTTCTTTGTAGAAATCAACGGAATAAGCGAAGTATCAAACGAATACTCACATGATTTGGGAGAAGTGCCGTTCTTTGCATTTGATAATAACAATGTGCATACAGACGACTTGAAGAACATAAAGCCCTTAATTGATGTTTATTGCAAGATATTCAGTGGATTTGTAAATGACCTTGAAGATATTCAGGAAGTAATATTCGTACTGACAAATTACGGCGGTACAGATTTGAATGAATTCCTGTCAGACTTAAAGTATTACAAGACTATAAAAGTCGACAACGAGCAAGGCGACGGTTCAGGCGTATCAACATTAACTATTGATTTGCCGGTAGATGCAAGAGAAAAGCTTTTAACTACAACACGCAAGTGTATATTTGAGCAGGGCATGGGTATTGATCCGGATCCTCAAAACTTTGGGAATAGTTCAGGTGTGGCCCTGCAGTTTTTGTACTCCCTACTGGAATTGAAGTCAGGGCTACTTGAAACAGAATTCAGGCCTTCGTTTGGGCGATTTATAAGGTGTATCTGCAGAGTATTAAATATTCCGATAAAAGATGATGTTGTGTTGCAAACGTGGGCAAGAACAAAGGTCCAGAACGACCAGGAGACTGCACAGATTGCTCAACAGTCTACAGGTATTATAAGTACCGAAACGATTGTTAGAAATCATCCTTGGGTTAAAAATGCACAGGATGAACTTGACAAGCTTGCGGAAGAAAAAGAAGCGACCGAAATAAATTACAATCCCTTTGACGAAGACAAGGAGCCAATAGAAGCTACGGAGAAGAAGGATGAAGACAGCTGATTACTGGAAGGACAGATTTGAACAAATAGAAAAGATTTGTCATGACAAGGGAGCTGTAACATATAGAGAAATTGAAGAGCAGTATAGAAAAGCGCAAAGAGAGATTGAAAGTCAGATTTCAGTGTGGTATCAAAGATTCGCTGTGAATAACGGCATTACAATGCAGGAAGCAAGAAGGCTTTTAACATCCGGAGAACTTGCAGAATTAAAGTGGGATGTTAATGAGTACATCAAGTATGGCCAACAAAACGCCATTGACGGGAAGTGGATGAAACAGCTTGAGAATGCCTCCGCAAAGGCCCACATAAGCCGTTTAGAGGCCTTAAAACTCCAAGTGCAACAACAGGTTGAAATTGTATTTGGAAATCAACTGGATGGAATAGACAAAGCTATGAGGGCTGTATACAGCGCCGGATATTTACATACTGCTTTTGAGATTCAAAAAGGTACGGGAGTTGGTTATACTCTTGCTGCATTTAATCAAACGCTTATTGATAAAATATTAAACAGGCCTTGGGCACCTGATGGCAAAAATTTTTCTGACCGTGTTTGGAGTAATAAACAAAAGTTAATTAATGAATTAAACACAACTCTTACCCAAGGTATAATTCTTGGTAAAGATCCCGGCAAGATAATAAATGCCATGTCAAAGAAACTTGATGTTTCAAAGACCGCAGCCGGAAGACTTGTGATGACTGAATCTGCTGCATTTGCAAGTAGAGCACAGGAAGATTGTTTTAAGGAACTTGGAGTAGAAGAATATGAGATTGTAGCCACTCTTGATTCCCATACATCAGAGATATGCCAGGATATGGATGGCAAAGTATTTAAAATGTCTGAAAGGCAAATTGGTGTAAATGCTCCACCATTTCATGTGAATTGTCGTACAACCACCGTTCCATACTTTAATGATGAGTGGAACAAAAATGCTGAAAGAGCAGCGAGAGATGAGAATGGAGATATCTATTATGTGCCGGACGATATGACTTATAAAGAGTGGGAGTTGAAATTTGTTGAAAATGAACGTGGATATAAAGGGATAGAACGTAAAACTCAAATTAATAGGAAGATCATATATTCGAATGATTACGATAAAAAATTCGGGAACTTGAATGAGAATAATGAAGTTACAAGAGTTGCAAAGAAAGAGTGTAGGAAAGCACTTGAACATAGAAGCGGAACACATTTTGAGGACTTAATTTTTATAAATCCTAATACTATGGAGGTGTTAAGCAGGACAGATTATAATAAGAAAAAAGAGGTAAAAGCGTCAAAAAGGATGCTTAAGATGTTACATAACAGTTTGCCAGATACAATAATAGCAATACACAACCATCCTGAAAGCACATTGCCAAGTTTTAGCGATTTAATGTTGGCGTACAATAGAAGATATAAATACGGATTGATAGCATGCCACAATGGTGATATATATAAATATTCTGTTAGTAGGGCGTTGAATCAATTTGATAAAATAACTTATGAAAATAGGTTTGACAAATTCTATGATAAGAAATATAGTAATATAAAGAAATATAGTAGTATAGAAGAATTTTTTACAGACATAGAAGAAGCAATTGGCGTAAAAATAGAGAAGTTGTAAAGGAGGAGTAAAATGGTTTCGTATGAGTCTATCAATAGCAGATTGGGTTTTGATTTTGTGGAAAAATTTGATGAATACTGGAATGCTCTAGTGAACAGTGAAAATGAAAATGATAATGACCATGATCTTTGTCCTTTAAAGTTTCTCACATGGGAAGAACGTGAATTTGTGGAGAATGATTTTAAGAAGAAATTCTCTAATGGCCAGCAATAGATATTGTAATATATAATATGCTGAATGGTAAAAGGCGAATATTTAGTTAAATGAAAATCAAAGCACCTTAGCGGGTGCTTTTTTATTGCCCTAAGCATGGCATAAAACCGCTTGTACGATTACACTGGCCAAGTGAATAAATTGGCAATCCTAAGAACCGGAACAGACCGGAATAAAAAAGATCGAGGAGAAGAAACATGTTGGAATGGTTACAAACAATTCTTGAGGGTGCAAAGGTTGAAGATGGAAAGCTTGATGTAACAGCGGTCATGAACGCAGTGAAGTCAGAATTTCCTAAAAATGCTGTACCTAAAACAGAATTCAATGACAAGGTAAAGGAACTTAAAGCGGCTGAAAGCACTATTGAGGAACTGAAAAAGAATGCCGGGGATAATACAGAGCTTACAGAAAAGATTAAGAACTATGAAGAGCAAATAAGGACTATGCAGACGGAAGCAGCTAATACTGCCAAGAGCTATGCACTGAAAGCAAAACTTGCAGAAGCAGGTGCTTTGGACTCTGATTACTTAATCTATAAGCAGGGTGGACTTGATAAGTTTAACTTTGATAAAGACGGTAATCCTATCGGCATTGATGATGTACTTAAACCTTTAAGAGAATCCTTACCGCATCTTTTCAAAACAGAGAACAAGCCGAATGGGTATAATCCTGCCGGTGGTAGTGGTTCAGGCGGTATAGTTAATCCTTGGAAAAAGGAAAGTTTTAACATGACTGAGCAAGGAAAGATTTTGAGAAACGATCCTGTGCAGGCTA